GTCATGTACGGGTGGATTACCCCCCACCCTATCGCGTTCCACTCACCCATCCCCCCCGAAACGGAGGCACTCAGGGATAATGGCACGCGACCTCGGCCAAGCCGATTGCCCACTAAGCAGGGTACGCTATTGCGCCGGTTTGTCCGCGTTTGGTCGGAGAAAACGGCGTTTTGGGCGCCGCGTTTGATTTTGTTGCGCCAACTCCTGTTTAGCACCTGGAGCTAAATTGCCCCGTGGTCCAGGAGTTCGTTTTGGACCATCAACGTCCTTGCCAAAGATCTTGGCTTCCTTAAGAAGCCCTGTCAATGCATCAATATCGCCCTTGGTAGATTGGACCTTCCGGATCCCGGCGACGCCTCTAGCGGCAGTCCCAGCGATCCGGCCCAATCTAGGTGCGAGGCGGTTCAGTATGCCGCTGATCGCTTTCCAGTGATCACCATCCGCGTTATTGGCCACCTTTGTACCAGGCTTGAGCATATAGGCAGCTTCAGCGTAAAGCTGGAGTGCCATAGCATCAAATGGTGTACTAGGATGGGTTAAGGTCATGTACGCGTACTGGTCAGGCTGTGGGAAACTCTCAATATAAGCTGTAACATTCACAGTGAGTGTAGTTCCCGGCTGTAGCCCGGCAAAATATGCACCGGATGTATTCCAGGGAGTCTCGTTGACAAAGGTTCCTGTGTTAGGGAACATTGATGATACCCTAGGTGCAGCAGTCATGGCATAGACGCCTGCTGTATCGAGAGACCCAGTGGGGAAATAAATCTGGTCCCGGTAACTGGGTTCATCGATCGGATTGCTCTGTGTCTGCATGGTTGACGTAACATAAGCACCGTCATACGCTTCCCATTGTTGGGACCCGTTCAGCAACAACGCCGCCGCTTGTGTCGCAGGAGGCATGGAAGACCGAATGATGGGTTTAAGATCCACCGCAGGGGTGGCATCATCCACGGGGAAGACGGTGTATATCATTGAAGATGTCAATGACTGAGGCGCCCGATAAGTGACCACGCTGCCGGATTTTAAGAGCTCGGGAGAGGTATTGTGAACCTCAAAACCCAGCCCTATGAGGCGCGCGTCACCGATCATAAAAGGTGACAAGTCAAAGGCAAAGTTAATAACTGCTGGAGGTACCGCAGTCCACAAACCAGTTGTAGGACTTAAATAAGGCAACGATGGAAAACCAGCAGGTACACCAAGCACGGTAACCGTGCCAAAATCTCCAATTATACTTGTTGGCAAAGCATTACCAATCTGGGTTGGTGAGACGAGTGGAGTGTTCCACATCTCCCGCACTCCAAGCTGTGGTAATGTAAAAACGTGCAGATCCATAGCAAAACCAGGTGCAGGCACTGTGAAATTCTGCACAAGCTTGACGACTTCCACGAAAGAGGCTCCAACAGTGGTATCAGGATAACCACTGGGAATTCGTTGCACATCGTGGAATGGATCAAGTGCTTGCACAAGCCAGCCTGCACCAGCAGAAGATACTTGTTTGTCGGCCACGAGTGCTCGCACAGCACTAGGCATGTTTAAATTTGTGTCCATGTTTTAAATTGTTCGTTCGTTCTTTGAAATTTTGGTGTTTAACCCACCGCCTGAGGTGCGGCTCAGGGGTACACAAAAGCCCCGCACAGCTATCAAAGCCAGTGCAAAGACGTGACTTCTCGATGAGTCGTACAATAAATGTCCCGTATTTCCATAGGGTCGACGTTCACATGGCGTTGTCCAAATATAAGACCCAGGTTCACCGGAGCGGATCGGTGATGGTTGCCACCGACCTGCCGTGGGGCCAGTTCGGGGGCTAACCGAAGGCGCGTTTCTTCCAAACTAACAGGGAGGTATTCGCCATGTGTGTCATTAAACCCAGGTAAAGTATTGCGGGGTTTGACACCACAAGGACAGTCAACATCAACAATCGCCTCTAGAACAGGGTCATCTCGGGTAGACAGATTGACTGGCCAAGAATAGCCTGCCGCCAGCCGTACTGAACGACAAGTCTCTTGTATCTCGGACGCTGCAACACCATACCGCATCGCCAGGGACTCAACAGAACACGTCGCCTCCTGGTCATGAGCCAAATCGTGCCATACAAAGTCAACTTCGCCATGACCTGAGAGGCGGTCAAGCAAACCGGAGCCAAGATGGCGGTTGATGGGATCAAGTGCGCCCGCGCCCATGCCTATCAATTGCCCTCTCATGACTCCATAAGGGTTACGTAATTTTTGGTCAACAAAATAACCCTTCACGAGGAGTCGGCCAGGCTTAGGAAACCAATAAATATCACCATCTGTGGCAACGCCGAAAAAGCCTGAACAGTACTCCGCCCGATTCCACAAAGTCCCTCGATGAATTTTCAACTCTGGGACCATAGACATATTTACAAAAGTGGCGGAGTATAGTTCCCAGTTAATGCGTGCGGCTAAATCAGGGTGGAGAATTAAAAGATTGTCATCACCCAGAACTAACATACGAAACTGACTTAACAAAGTGCGATGAGGAATTAAAAAGGGCCGCAGAGCAGCCATGTGCATGGCAATATTCAAAATTGAATTTCCACAAGATGTGTTCCCGACTCCAGATGCGCGCCCCCCTTTACGGAATCCAGACTGTCCCACACGTGTATAAATATGTTGTTTGAGCTGTTGACGCAATATTGACCGGTCCCGCTCAGAGAGCCCAAACCAACGCTTGTATGCGCCAAACTCATATTCCAACATTTCAACACCCAGAGTAGATTCGAATCGACTAAAATCATTTTCCACAATTGTACAATGAGGGCCGAATTCATCCAGGGCGGTACTCACATAACTACCCATAACTCTCTGAGTGGAACCAGATGTGTAATAGACGGGAGAAAGTGAACCAAACGTTTTTTTCATACGATCACCAATACGTGCAGTAACTGGGCCATGAGAGACCAAATACTCATCATTAACACAGGCAATGCTGCGTGGTTTGAGTTGGTCAGTGGCCTCCGGGTAAAA